CCTTCGGCTCTAAGGGGTTTCCAGCAATTAACGGGGTTTAACGTCAACTCGACCTTAAGTTAATTGACGTGATCGGCGAACACCAGATCGTTTTCGAGAGCCATCAGGCCCTCGTTGGTGATCTGTGCGATGGTCAAAAGATTGTTCGACACGGAGGTCTCCTGGACCCTCAGTGCCTGCGACCGCTCCTGCGAATCTCCTCCATCCTCAGACGCTTGTACTCGTTGAAGTTGGAGGCTTGTGCGGAATCAGACACGACTGTGGCTTCTCCCGTTCGCAGCGACTGGACAGGCGCTGGAGCCTTGCTGGTTTCAATTGTGGGTTTGGCAGCGGGCGGAGGTGGCGGCGGTTCGCCTTCCTTCTTCGCCTGCTTCTCGTATCTCGCTTCGATGCGACCCAGTGCTGCAAGAGCAAGCTCAGGTCGAAGGGCCAGGATGCGCTTCTGCTCATCCGGGTACTTGGCGAGGTGATACGCAATCTGCGGACCAACCTCGGATACCTTGATCAGGTTCTGGACATAGATCGGAAGCTCGACCTTCACCCGGTCTGCCGCCTCGATCACCGCATTGAAGTCTGGAAGGTCTCCCCTCGCCACTTCAATTCGGGCCGCAAGGAGTTCGTTCTCGCGTTCCATCTGGACACGAACGCGCTCCTCCTCGCGAGCCTGTGCGATTTCCCTGTCGCGAACCTTCTTCTGGTATTCCCGGTCGGCCTTGATGAAATCACCGACCGTCTTGTACTGCGGATCGTTCGGATCCGGCTCCTTCAACTCTTCCTGCTTGACCGGCGGCGGCTGGTTTCGCGCCGATTCCAATTCCTTCTCCAGTTCCTGGACGCGACCCTCTGCACGCAGGCGAGCGTTGTACTCCTCGCGTGCGAACTCCTCCGTTTCCTCGCGGGCACGGGTGAGTTCATCAAGTCGCTTCTGGACACCTGGGTCCGTACCCGCTTTCGCTTTCGCGATGTCCTCTTTCGAGGGAGCCTTGGCGGTAGGCTTGAGGTTGCCGGGATCCGGCGGTGCGTCCTTCGTCTCTGCTACCCCATCCTTGATGACGGGATTACCCGGAGTGGCCTCGGTCCTGTCGCCCTTCTTCGCGTTCTCGATGCGGTCAGCCGCAGCGACAAGCTGGTCGGGATTCAGGATCTGAGAGCCTTTTGCCGTCCGTTCGGCAATGAACTCAGCGACATTCGACGCATCGACAGTTCTGACAGCCATGACTTGGGAACCCCCAATCGAAACCCCGGATACCGTCCGGTGCGGTGATCAATCCTCGCGCTCGCGATACTTGGATCGCACGCGCTCAATCATCTCTTCATGCTGTGCCTCACTGTGGTTCTGCTTGCACTTAGGGCAGGCATTCGGGTGTGCCAGCAAGGTGGGAATGTCATCTGTGTGGAACCCGTACTTCACGCCACAGGTAGCATGGATGGAGTTCTTCGGAACCCCATTGGAATCCCTCATGCCTATCGCATGATGGACATAGGAATCCTCCAGCATCCCCTTGGAATCGCGGCGCACCACGACAGGCGAAGTCTTCTCCTTCTCCTCATATCCAGAACGCGGTCTGGGAGTACTCGTCTCTGGAAGGTCAAGGATCGAACGGTATGCGCCCATTATTCCACCCTGTGACTCGCCACGTCGGCGTCCTCGAGTGCTTCCCTGGTCATTTCCTTCTCATGCGCCTGCGCGACGTGCGTCTGGAGGATGCTCCCGGCCTGATTGATCTCCGCCACGTCGTGAGCGGTGATCGCACGCACGGTCGTGTCGTGAACCTTGACGTGAGCGTTCACGTCGGTGTCGCGCTTCTTGGCGTCGGTCTGGATGATCGTGCGGTGCGTGGCCGCAGCTTCCTTGAGAGCCACCCGGTCGGTCTCGCCCTTCTGCTGCGTCTCGATGTTCTGGTGACGACCCTTGAGTTCCAGTTCCAGGGCCATGCTCTTCTGGCCTTCCTGCTGAAGCTGCTGCTGGAGACCCTTGATCATCATCTGGTACTTCGGCGGGCAGTCGCTGTCCTTGTCGATCTGCGCGGTGGGCATGTTCGCGGCCATGCGGTCGGCAATCGTGTCCGACTCCGGGAAGTCCATCGAACGCACCACGATGTCGCCCGCAGCCGCAGCCACAGTCTCGCCAAGAGGCGTGCCGAGAAGGGTCATCATGTTGATGGCACCCTCCTCGCGCTTCGTCTGGTACGAAGGCCCGCTGTCCACCACGCTGTCGTAGAGTCCGCCGGTCAGGTCGTTCTTGACCTTGCCCTCGGCGGTCTTCTCGTTGATCTTCACGGTCCTCGGAGTGCCATCGTCACCGATGATCCGCTGCATGCGCTCCGTGTCGTAGAAGTGCGGGATCAGGTCGCTGATGATGTTCCCCACCTGACGCAGCGAGCGCGACAGGTTGTCGGAAAAGTCGAAGTGCGAGATGTCCGACATGCCCTGCCGCTTCTTGATGGCGACACCGGAAATCACCTGTCCCTGCTCGTCCTGGCCGGGATCGTTCGGCATTCCGGCGACGGCGAGGAAGTCCGACTTGGTGCTGTCGCCCCACTCCGCAAAGCCTGTGTTCGGCTGCGGCGGCGGCTGGCGCTGCGGAGGCGGGGCCATCGTGCCGTCCGGGTTCTGTACCGGCTTGTACGGCAACGCGACGATGGGCTTGCGGTTGGCGTCGCGCCACGCATCCTCATGCCCCTCCATCTGCCCCTCGGCAATCATCCAGGGAGCCTTGGGCATCAGCGCATAGACTTCGGTCTTGGCAGTCGTCGCGTAGTTGTACATGCGCGCCGGGTCGCGGAGGTCGCGCACCATGCCCTTGCGCTCGATCCGCCCATTGACGTTCGTCTGGCGACCGTACACCGGGACCACGGGAATGAACTTCCCCGGCCACTCACGCTTGTCGAGAACCTTCGCGGCAGACAGCAGGAACCACTGCACCTTCTTGCGGTACGTCGGGCGCTCGCGAATGACGTACAGACCGTCCTTCGCCATCTGCTCCTTGGTCGGCATCTCGCTGCTGTACAGCGAGCCGTACACACCCTGATGGTCGCCAACCAGATACAGGCGCTCCGGGACCAGCTTGATGCGCCAGTACTCCGCAACGCGGATCTCTTCATTGTTCGACCAGTCCTTGATGTCCTCACCGGCACCGACGAACTGCCAGCCCTTCGGATCACGGTCACCGTACCGCTGCTTGTACTCGTCCCGGCGCATCCAGTGCGAGGCGACACACCACTGCGCGTCCGATCCATCCGGCATCGTTGAGGCGGGATCGAGGTAGTAGGTGAACTGGTTCGGGACAGCCTCGATGGTCAGATCCTGGTCGAAGCTGCGCTCGTCAATGTAGCGCGAGCCGACCCGGATGTAGCCCCAGCCAGACCGCACCGCCGACTCGACGGCAGTGTCGTAGGCATAGTCGGCATTCGATGAGGTCTCGATGTGCCGCATCAACCCGTCACGGACCTTGGCGGTCTCGATGTCGGTGTCCTTGACCGGGTGGAACTTGATGCGCGGGCGGTTCTCGCGCAGCGCATTGGTCACGCGGCGCACCATTGCGTCGGTGATGTTGACGGTCAGGCACGGTCTCGCGTCGCTGTCGCGGTCCCGCTTGATGTCCACAGGCCACTGGTCGCCATTGGCGAAGCGAAGGTCGTACAGGGCTTCCTTGCGGTTCTCTGACTCGGCGTCGGCGGAAAGCTTGAGGCGCGCAGCGCACTCGGTGATCACCTGTGGGTCGGTGTCTTTCTCTTTCTCGTCGGAGAGGACCGCAGACATCAGCCAGAACCGTCCTTCGCGCCCTTCGTCTTTCCCTGCATGGCCTCGGTGATCTTCTGCTTGCAGGCTTCGCAGGCAGTCGGGTGCGAGTAGAACGCTCCGGTGTGATTGGTGAGGCTCTTGCCACTCTCACCGCACAGCGTGGAATTCATGTCGTGAGCGAAGTGCAGGGTGTCGTTGGTGCGGGCCTGGGACTGCACGCCGATCCTGCGGTTCTCCATGCGCTTCGAATTGCTCTTTGGCATCAGCGTTCCTTTCTTGCGGCTGCGGCTTCGCCTGCGTAATCAGCGTCAGACTGTGCGCGAACAGCCTTCTGACACGACTTGCATCCGGCGGGATGCCTGTAGAGGATTCCAAGATTGTTCGTCATGGCATCACCTTTGGTGCCGCAGATCGGCGTACTCAGGTCATGCGAATAATGGATAGGCCCGTCGGTTCTTCCTGAAGTTAGCGTTCCCATTCAGCCCATCCATCCGTTGTTGCGTGGGGGAGGCGGCGGCACGTTGCGTGATGGCTTCGCGCCCTTCACCTTGAAGAAGCGACGCATCATCACCGCATAGCGCGTGGCACTCATCAGATCCTCGTTGACCTTGACGATCAACCCGTCCTTGCGGTGGTAGAGACCAAACTCCTCCCACCAGTCGAGGAGATGCGCGAACACCTTGAAGCGTCCGGTCTCCATGCGCTCCAGCATCTCGGCAATTCCAGCCTCGACACCATTGCTGCCATCCTCAAACTGGGCGCGAATCGGCAGCATGTTGAGACCGGCGGACTTGTACTGCTTCGCAAGCTGCTCGCCCGATCCCTTGTCGTGCGCGAGACCATCGTGCGGCCACGACCACGGCAACCAGTCGCCCCACGGCAGGACGCCAGCGGCGAACATGGTCGGGATCTGCTGCCGCGCCCGGTGGCAGGCAGTGACGTACAGCGTGTCCGAGTCGCGGTCCCAGGCCATCCTCACTGCGGCAGATGGATGGTCCCAGCCGAAGTCGATTCCACATCCCTGCGGCCAATGGGGCGGAATCTGAAAGGACTCGCACTTAAGGGAGCCTTCGGCCACTGGGAATACCCGCCCAGACCCAAGCTGCGGGATGCCCTTGGTGCGAGCTTCCCTCTCAAATTCAGGATACGAGGAGACGATTGCACTGCGTTCTTCCTCCGTGTAGTGAGCGGCGTCCCAGATGGTCATCTGCGTGACGTGCGTGCCCGGCACATGCTCGATGATGAACCGCCGCACGATGTCCGAGACACCAAGGAGCGGCGTGAACGTCATCATCACCAGCCCGCCGGTCGCGTTCGTCCGAGTCAGACCCTCAAGGTAGATGTCCTGGTCGGGTTCTTCGTCGAACCAGACACCATCGAGGCTCTCGCCCTGCCACTTCGCTCGACCGCGCTCGTAGGACTTGAGCGCAATGGTGGACTCACCACCGCTGACGTGCGCTACACGGATCGTATCAACGAGTTCCGCCACGCCCCTGGAGGGAGTCGTTTCAAGGATCGTGGATTTCGGTATCGAACCCGTACCACGCTGCCCGATCCGACCGAGAAGAATTCGCTGCACGTTATCGCGGGTGGACTCACCCGTAACACCAGCCGCCCACCAGTGAGTGGGTCGATCAAAGCGACGGCCATTCCACCATTCGGGATACTGACCCGTGACGTGCATGGCGACTTCCATGCCCGCTGCAAGCGTCTTGCCCAACTGGTTACCCGCCATGAGCAGTCGCTCACGGTTCGCGAATCCAGCGGAGTGAAAGTCAGCCTGCTTCGGGTACGGAGCATAGGACTGGAGCGCACGCTCACTGAGTCGTCTCTGAGCCTCCGCCTGAAGCTGACCCATCAAGCGGGCCAATAGCGACGAATCGCTGGAGAGCATCGATGGCAGCGCGGAGTTCAGCATCGTCCATGTCCTCCAGCGGACGCTTCACGTCAAGCTCGCGTGGGCACAGCGACGCCACGATCTTCAGGTAGGCCGCAGGCTCGCTCAGTCGCGTGACCTGAATGACAGATGCCCCATGCTGTTCGAAGTCCTCATGGAGCGCCTGGAGGAATGCCTCGGTCAACTTGTTGCGCGAACCCTTGGGACGACCGGCGGGATTGCCGCTTTGGCCGGGCTGCCAAGGAGGCTTGAGGAAGTCCAGCTTGCGAAGCGGTGTACTCACGGTGCAATTTCACCGACGTTCTGATGCACCGCAGCAACGTCCTTCTCGCTCGCCACGATCACGTCCTCACCGTTGAGGCAGACGCGGGTGAAGGCGTAGCCGCTGTCGTGTTCCTGTCCGCCGAGTTCGACCACGTCACCGATCTTCACCTCGGTGGGGCGGAAGTGCTTGGACTGGTGACGCTTGCTGCGGTCTCGGTTGTAGATCCACGGGTACTCTCCGGGGCCGACTGCCATCACCGTGCCCAGGAAGTTGCCCTGTCTGGCGGCGATGATGATCTGGGAGAGTTTCACGGGGAGGGGCCTGACCACGATCCGGTCGCCCATTGGCTTGAGGGATCCCTCCACGAACTCGACCCGCTTCGGGTTGAGGCTGGTACCGGACTTCTCAAGATGCATTGGGTAGTTCCGGGTGGAATGCGCCATTGATGGCGGTCGAGATCTTGTCCACGTCCGCGACCTTCCAGTCCTGCGTCTTCTGGTAGCTCAGGGCAATGTGATCCATGTTCCCGCCGCAGTCAGCATGCTCCCTGTACCAACCGTCTACGTCCTGCGGGCGCGGAGCGCCATAGTAGCCGGTGCCACGCCTCCGACCGATGCACAGGGACTGCTTCTCGGTGGCGTGATAGCGGCACACCAGGAAGATCCGGTTGGTGTCCTCGGGAAAGATGTCGCTCACTTCCTGACCTTCTTGCGCTTGCGGAACTTGCTGTAGGCGACTGCGGCACGCTGCTTCTGGTCCGGGAAGTCTTCACCGGCTTCCTTGCTGCCCATGAAGCGGGACATGAAGCTGTGCAGGGTCTCACGGGGCTTTGGGTTTGGCATCCTGGGTCTTCCGGTGCGCCTCGACCAGCCGGTCTCCCTTTCCCTGCTGGAACTTCCCGTCCGGTGCCCGCACAGGCGGAACTCTCGGAACTGCCAGAGCGCGGTTCGCGGCCTTCATGCGTATGGCCCCCGGACTCCCCAGTGCCCGCCCATCGGGTTGCCGTCACCGGGAGTCATCACCCTGCCACTGGTGGTCGGGCCGGGCGCGACAGGGGTAGATACCGGACCCGGCATGATGCGCTGCGGACCCATTCCGGGATCGAATGGCATGCGCTCGGGACCGGGCTGAACCCGGTTGGGGGCGGCAGGCTGGTTGGGTAGCTGGGTGGACGGCATGAGCCGCAGACCGCCGACGACATTGTCGAAGAGCATCACTTCCCTGCCTTGGGTCCGTGGACCCCATCGAGCATCTCGCTGCCGGTGTCGTGAGAATGCATCTGGAGCGTGTGATTGGATCCGGTGATCTTCGGCCAATTCGGGCGTTCGCGACGATTCAGATAATCGCCCAAGTCTTCGCCTTCTGTTTTGCGAGGAGCATACGGCCCGGTCTTGTTGCGGTGGTTCTCGAGATCTTTCTCGTACGCAGCCTGCTGCGCCTTCGTCGGCATGGCGTGCTGCATCCCACTGCGGTTACGAGCCATCAGCCAGGCTCGTCGGACTTGCGCTCGTCGCCGGGGCGACCGGCCTTCGATCCGCGCATCGGGCCTTCGTTCGCCTGCTCCTTGCCGGGTTTCGGAGCCTTGCCCTCGGAGAAGCCCATGAAGTCATGGTGCCGCTCGCTGCCGTGATCGTGGACGATCTTGAGGTTCATCAGTTTCCCATTGCGGGAACCGTAGACGATGTCCGGGATACCCGGACCCTGCTCGGTCTTGGCGACGGTGTTCGGCTGACCGTCCGTGCTGGAGGTCGGAGGAGGCTTGCGCGGCATGCCCGGCGCACGCGAAGGATGACGGTCAACGGCCATTAGCGTTGCTCCTGAGAGGTGTTTGGGAGGGGGCGGGGGAGGAAATGCCCACGCTACTTCCGATATACATCAACTGTCCGGGGACTGCAAATTCCGGTTTGTCGTACTCGGTGTGAACGAACCACGCGCCCTCTTCAAGGAGATCGAAGTACGTCGATTTCGCTAGGCGGGCACGCAGCGCCTTCTCCCTCACCGATCCCCGCGTGCAGAAGTGGCGGATCAGTATTTTCCGAAGACGGAGTTCCGCCCTGCCGACGATCTGGTCGGTCCTGACGCACTCGGGGTTCTCCATCGTCGCGGTCGAGCGGCTCCCGCAGTTGATCCGCATGAAGGCCGACATCATTGGGAACCCGGAGACACCGTACCCGGCAGACCATATCCCCCAGTCGACCAACCGTCTGCGTGTATCTCCCGGAATCATACGTCGCCCTTCCACATTGCCCAGAGGAAGGTCGCCGCCCATGCGATTACGAAGAAGAATCCGATCCAGAGCATGGCTACTCCCTGAGCACTGAGCTGTCGCGAATCTTGGTTCCTACTCCAATCGCACGCAATGCTTCGCTCGGAGTGGTGACCACCGGGATGTCGTGCAGTTCGATGAACTCTCCCTGCTCCTTGCGCTCCTTGAGATGGTTCTTCTCGTAGCCTGGAGTCTTGCACTCCATTGGCGTCCACAACCACTGGAACGTCTCCGGGTCGCGATACTTGACGAGGAGGTCTACCGGTCTGCCTATCGGATAGACGAAGGCACCAGCGGCTCGTAATGCGGCCACGATGAGTGCCTGGGACTTGTCCACTTTGGCTGCGCGCCTCATTCCCTGCGCTCCGGTTTCTGCTTGCGCCGCATCCACTCGATGAACTCGGTCATCCACGGTTCCCGGTACTTGTGGGCGCGCATCCAGATGCCCCACTGTCGAATGTACTCCGCCTGACGTTCATGCGGAACGTAGCGCGGGTCTTTGACGTGCCCCTGATCCTCGGGCATCGATTTCCGGGCGTCACGGGCCTCGGGACTCTCCCAGACCTTGGGCATGGGCTGTCTCATTGCGGAGCTTCTGGCTGCGCCAGACTGCGGTTGCTTTTGGGTATTCGATGCAGTGACCAGCAATTAGCACACAACGTCAGATCTTTGGGGAAAGTCTCGCTGATCGTCGGTTGCCACACAGGAGACCCATTCTCAACCTGACACAACGTCCTGCGATTATCGTTCAGGATGTGTACTCGCTTAGACTTAACCCATGCATAGATCATTGATTATTAACCCCTAACCAATGTCCCAAGATCCCCGTGGCGCACCCGTCCCATCCCCACCGTAGCGAGGAAGGAACGAGCGTCTGTCCCTGAGTCCACAGGACGCCCCGGTGTTGCTTTCACCTTTCGGTGCCGTAGCGCCCTCACCGGGTTCCCCGTGGCGCTGCCTCTGGAACGGATCCCCCAGTAGAGGCGACAGCAGGGCCGTGCTGGTGCTTGTGAGCGTCCACGGAGCCTGACGCGGCTGGACGTGGACGGACAGGGGTGGACTTGTGTAGATTGCGACCTATCGGAAGCCGGGGTCGCGATGGCACCACATCCACCCGGAGCGCCCGCCAAGCGCAACCGAGTAAGACGGACCCTACGCGGGTCCGTTTTGCTTTGCAATGCTACCTGCACTGGATCGTGCCCTGACAGCGCACCGGATGCAGTGTCTTGTCGTGGCGCGGCATCGATCTGGCGCACCCCGCCGAAATACCTATTGACATCCCAATTGCGACATAGAGTGTCGCTATGGTATAAGCCCGGTATCGCGCAGGAACCCCGAAAGCGTAACCCTGCCGTCCCAAAGACCCCCGTCCGGCTAGGCCACCGAGGCGGGGGTTCTTCATTCTCCCTTCAGAATCCTCTGCGAGTTCAGCGTCATCGAGTCTGCGACGTTCCGCAGCGTGTAGATCACGTCGCAGCAACGCTCCGGGGAAATCCCGGCCTTGACGAGAGCCTCGTCAACCTCTTGGAGTCCGATGTTGATCTGGCGACCGATCTGCATGAGTAAGACGGCAAGCTGCTCGTTGGTCATCTTGCCCTCCAGATCGTCGCAGCCCGCCCAGAGCGGGTTTTGCGGGTCAGGCCGCTGTCGTACACCTTGCCGCGCTCCACAAGCTCCACGCGCCTCGGACGAGCCGTGGAAGGGTTCAGCTTGAGGGCGTGGCAGATCTCCTCGTCCGTGGCTCCGTAGGCCGCCCTACCCAGGATCAGTTCGTAGACGAGAGCCTGCAACCGGCCCATGTCCTTCTCGATCCCACGCGCAGCCTCCTTGGAAGGAGGACTGTGCGGCTGAAAGGGTGCGGTATTCACCGAGTCGATCTGCTCTATTTTAGACGCCACAGAGACCCTCACATTCGTTTCCAAACATGTCCACCTGAGCCTCGTTCACGAACTCGACCTGATCAATGGGCTTCAGGGATCGGTGCATGAACTGGCGGGAATGCATTTTCGGAGTGACCCGAATCGCAGCGTCGATCTCGACCACGTCAGCCCACTCCTCGGGAACCTGTTTGATCTCCTGCCACTGCTGGTCGGAGTGGTAGGGGCACCCGAGGCAAGACGATTTCGGGGGCCGTGGGTAGCCATTACGCTCCATCCACATCAGGCAGTCCGCCCGAGTCATGCGGAGGTCAATCAGCGGCCACGTATGGTGCTGCCACTTGTTTCGGGCAGGCTTCATCCGATGCGCCTCATCGACGCTAATGCCGATGCAGACCTCGACGTGCCCTCCCTTACCGACCAGTTCCCGCATCTTGCGCCGCAGCGGATCGACCTTGTACTCGCGGGTACACTGGCGGCGACCAATTGCACCGCCGCCATCGGGACGCAGCATGTGCCACGGCACAGAGGCAAAGCGGCCCCCGGTGGCGTTTGCCTGACGCAGCACAGCATCTCTCAGATTGCCCTCAGAGACCCTGTAAATCGGAAAGGGTAGCTGCGTCTCAAGCCAATCGAGCCATTCGTAGACAGCCTTAGGCTCCCATTGAGTGTCGGCAAAGATGGCACAGTCAGGCGGAGGGATCTCCCCCTTCGCCATCATCAAAGCCATCGTAGAAGACTGAACTCCTGCCCCCAAAGACAGAACACGGAACATCTCCTTGCGAAGCCTGACACTCTTCTTTGCCATTACAGACCCTTGGTGAGATCGTCCAATGACAGCCCGGTCGCCTTCTGGAGGCGACGCAGGGTGTCGAGGTTCGGACGCTTCTTCCCACGCAGCCAGCGATTGACCTGATGCCGGTCCACGCCCAGGAGGCGCGCGAACTCGGACTGGGTGAGCCCCTGGTCTTTCATCCATTTGGCAATGACTTTCATGCCCGCCTTCTAGCACAGGGTTGCCCCGGAGGTCAACTTTCCTGGACTGTGAGGTAGGTCACAAATAATTGTTGCATGCCGGGGCAACTTATGAAACGCTACTCCCCGGCGAAAGAACCGCCCCAACGAACACCAGAGAACGGAGCGAATCATGGCAACCTTCAAGCAGATCTACGGTGGAACGCGGCAGGAACTGACCGGCAACCTGGGCTACTCGCGCTACGGCTTCGACGGCAACCTGAACACCCTGCGCTATATCGCCGACCGCGCCGCCGATGAGATCACCGCCAAGCACTCGGCCTTCAAAAGCTTCGTTGACCTCCTGAACGCTGAAGGCGGCTACTTCCCGACGATCCGCTGCAACTCGACCACCGGCCTGCGCCGCGCGGAACTGACCTACCTCGCCGATGCCTACGACTACTTCATGCTCTGCCGTAACGACAGCCGCCGCGCGCACCGCGCCTGAACGACCCCAACGAACCCCGGAGAAAGCAAATGAACGTCGAAACGCCCCCGCCTGGATTCCGCTACGTCGTCAGGGACAACCGCTGCGGCACCGTCGCCGGTGTCTACAACGCGCTCGAAAACGCCAAGGCCTCGGCGGCCCTCCTGAACATCGGATTCGCCGCTGGCCGCTTCACCATCGAGGACACCGTGGCGAGCCAGTCGAAAGCCAACATCATCTTCCTCAGGACCGATCTGCGGGCCTCGGATCGCGCCACCGCGACCTACCGCTGGCTCTGCATCCCGATAGCGCCCGGTGGCGCTGCTTCGGGACCGTCCTGGTGGTTCCGCACACGCAACGATGCCAGAACGTGGGCACGCCTCTTCCACAACCGCACGGATCGTTACGTCATCGGGAGCTTCGCGTGATGGGCAAGGTCATCGACATCACTCCCTTTCGCAGGGACCAGATCGACTTCGATGATGCCGTCAAGGCAATCGGCGTCGCCATCGATCACATCAGGCTTGCGAAGGAGAAGCAGGACGCATTCCTGCTGCTCGCGGGCCTTGAGGAAGCGGACGCGGCATTCCAGCGGCTGCGCGAGTTCAGGAGGCGCAGATGATCGGTCGTCTCCTCCGTGGCTGGGCACGCAAGACGCTCCGCAGGCAGGACACCCGCGTGATCCGCCTCGACCCACACATCGTCACCGGCATGACGCGACAGGTCGACAGCGACCTTCGCATCGAGGCCCGCTGGCGCGAGAACGTAGCCAGGAACATTCCGAGGAGTCGTCGATGAAATTCTGCAAGGATTGCGCCCACTATCGCGCAATGAGCGAGTCGCAGTACGACCGGTGCGAGAAACTGATCGCCGTCGATCCGGTGCGCGGAGGCCAGATGTACAGCAAGTACGTCTATTGCAGCGTCCTGCGTAATCACGATCTCAAGGATACCTGCGGCCCCGATGCGAAATGGTTCGATCCTGTCGCGCCGATGGGGTCGGTTCCCGAAGCCAACGGACCCGCGTGATGGGACGCATGAAGGATCTGTCCCAGGAGCAACCCGATACGTCCACGGACGATTTCGAGTGCTGCTGGGCTGAGTGGCAGAAGGTCGCCAAGGCAGACCCTGCTTTTGAAAAGTGGCTCGACAACATGGAGAAAGACTGTGAAATTCGCAGCGAAAACTTCCGTAGACTTTGAAATCGTCCCGGCTGGAAACCATGTCGCGATTCTGAACGGGATCGTTGACCTGGGCATTCAGCCCGGTCGCGGGATCTATCCGACACCACGGCATGAGGTGTATCTGCGCTTCGAACTGTCGAACGAGCGCATCAAGTACGAGAAGGACGGCAAGCCCATCGAGGGGCCGATGTCCATCGGTCGCACGTTCACCGCTTCGATGTCGGAGAAGGCGAACCTCCGCAAGTTCATCGAGGGCTGGTTTGGCAAGCAGTTCCCCACGGACGGTGCCGCAGAGGCTTTCGAGTTCAAGCAGCTACTGTCTCGCCAGTGCCTGCTGAACGTCACGCACAACGAGCGCGGAGGCAAGACCTACGCGAACATCAACAGTGCGGCCCCGATTCCGCGTGGCATGCAAGTCACGGCGAAGCAGGAGAACCCGTCGCTGTACTTCGATCTGCATGAGCCGGATCAGAAGGTGTTCGATTCCCTGCCGAAGTGGCTCAAGGAGAAGATCCAGTCGCGGATGCCGGAATCCGAGCCGACCGCCGCCGCGAAGAGCGTAGAGGAACGCGCTGCCCAGATCGAGAAAGAGCAGGCGCATGCGCTCGATGACGACATCCCTTTTAATTGATACCCTTTCTAATTCATGTTAAGGTGCCTGGGTAACAAAAGATAGGGCACAAACACATGAAAAAGTGCTTTAAGTGCGGCGTAGTTAGATCCCTGAACAGATTCTACAAACATCCTCAGATGGCAGACGGTCATCTGAACAAATGCAAGCAGTGCACAAAGAAAGATGTTCGTGAAAACTACGCCGCCAAACGCGATCAGTACGCTGAATATGATCGCGAGCGTTTCCAGACTCCTAAAAGGAAGGAGTGCGTCCGAAAATATCAGCAGCAGCGAAGATTGCGTAGACCGGGAAGGGCAAGAGCGGCCTATGCCGTCAGCAATGCAATTCGTGATGGAAAATTGGTCAGGAAACCATGCGAGAAGTGTGGAGATCGCGCAGAAGCCCACCATGACGATTACCGAAAGCCTTTGGACGTTCGCTGGCTGTGCCGAAAGCATCATCTTGAACATCACGGAAAAATAGCGATTCAACGGAAACCCAAATGATCAACATCTACATCGACATCGAAACTCTTCCCACGGACAACGAGAAGATCCGCGAGCGCATTGCCGCGACGATCAAGGCTCCCGGCAACTACAAGAAGCCTGAGAGCATCAAGCAGTGGATGGACGAGAACTTCCAGACCGAATTCCAGGCTGCGGTGCAGAAGACCGCGCTCGATGGAACCTGGGGTAAGATCGTCTGCATCGGCTGGGCCGTGGATGACGGTCCTGTCAACGTGACGATTGGCGACGGAGAGTTTGAGGTGCTCACTCGCTGGGCTGACGGTCTCGCAATCGAGATCGACAGGATTCACGGCAAGAGCAGTGAAGACTACGGTCGTCCGTGGTGGACTCGCGCCCAGTGGATCGGGCACAACATACAGGACTTCGACATCCGCTTCCTGTGGCAGCGTCTCCGCATCCATCGTCTGCAACTCAACTTCCCGCTGCCTATGGAGCGGTATCCGAAAGGCCCCTACATCTACGACACGATGAAGGAGTGGTCCGGGTATGGTAAGTACGTCAAGCAGACCGACCTAGAGCTTGCATTCGGCATTGAGCGCAATGATCCGCTCGCGAGCGGAGCGGACGTGGCGACGGCATCTCTGGCCGACATTGTCGCGCATTGCGAGGAAGATGTTCGGTGCCTGAGACTGATACACAAGGTAATGCAGTGAGAGCAAATATCCTAGCCACAGAACTTGCTGTCGGCATTGAGGATGGGTGTTTGGTAATAGTGACCGAAATGACAGGTATGCCTGTCGGCCGCCTAACGCGAGAGCAATCTGTAGAGATCGCGAAAGCGATCTTAGAGCACACGTCTGATTCGTCGGCAGGGAGTCAGAAGTGAGCCACCACACGCAACGCTGCGGCTGCCAGTACGGAGGCCCCTGCACGCGCACGACGCTATGCCGGGTCGATGCCGTCAGGGACGAGATGCAGGAGGAGATCGACCGCCTGCCTGACGTAACTGTCAAGCAGTCCCGCGGCACGCCGCTCGAGATGGTGCGTCACACGTCCTACGGATCTCTTGCTCAGTCTGAGGTGAAGTGATGGGCATCGACGCCGAAATGCTTGTCCGTCGTGTACCGAGGATCGCGGTCACGGACGAATGGCTCAAGGAAACCTCTTGGAAGCTATGCAAGGCCATTGGCGCCGAGCATTTCTTTGTGGAGGCAGGGCCTACGCCGAGACTCGCGATCGACAGGACGCTCACCAGATACCGCGACGCGGATACGCCAGCGATGGGGTCGGTCTATCAACAGGACGGCGATGACGTTCCGGCCGAGAATGGTGAATGTCTGCTGGAACTCAGCCTGTCTGGTCGCTACTACGGCCCAGGCTACGAGCGCGGCGATATCCTCGCTTACTGCGCCATTGCCGAGTGGCTTGAGGCCAACATCGAAGGCTGCGAGGTCTGGTACGGCGGCGATAGCTCGGGCGTCTGCGCTGAGCCGTTCCCAGAGGCCAAGCGCCGTGAACTGAAGCTGCATCTGTTCGGCAAGAACGGTCGCGACTATTTCGGCCACTTCGAGAACAGCGGATTGTTCTCGGATGGTTGCAAACGGCCGGAGCCTTGCTCGCTGTGCCCTCGCGGGCAGTATCGCGGCATTCGTAACGGCTTCGGTCGCAACGGCGCCTATGGCGTCTTCCATTGCGCCGGCTGCGGGAAGTCAGTGATGACTGAAGACGGCGGCGCGACGTTCAAGTCGCACAAAGATGACTAGAGAAGCTCATCTACGGGGAGTTGCGCGAAGTGATTGACGACATGCAGATCGGCGGCCCATGCCCTAAATGCGGTATCTCGCAGGTAGACCACGCTGGCATGACATGCGCCGAGGCCAAGAAAGCCGAAGATGCCCGCTGGCGCGCCGCATGGAAACCGATGCAGGACGCAATGCGTGAGGCTCTGAAGAATGCCCCAGGGCGCGAAGCGGCCACCGCGACCAAAAGCACCGGCGGGGGCGCGGCCGCTTTGCCCCCAGTCAAACACAAGGCCAGCCACATAGGAGCGCCTGCCGTATTCGCGCTTGAGCTTGCGCTGCAGCACCTCCGGTCAGCGTTCGGGCATTACGGCTGCTACGTGGTCGGCTCGTCTCTGGATCGCGCGGATTGGCGCGACGTGGACGTGCGCTACATCATGGAGGATGCCGAGTTCGCCAAGCTGTTCCCAGACGCTGGCGACAACTGGGAGTTCGACCCGCGCTGGCTGATCCTCACGGTGGCGATCTCCGGCTGGCTATCGCAGCAGAGCGGCCTGCCGGTGGATTTCCAGTTCCAGCCGCAGACTCACGCCAATAAGCGACACCCGTTCAAGCGCAACGCGGCCGGCATCCGCATAAAGCGCACAACTGTTTCGTCGGCAGGGAGTCAGGTAAAGTGAGCAATATCGACGCAACACTTGAGGCGCGCGGTTCCCGGTACGGCAATTTCGCCGATCATGCGCGGCTCACTCAGGATATCAAGCGTGCGATGGCTAACCATTGGGCATGGCACGCTCGCCTGTCTGATGACCAGCGGGAGGCGTTGGAGATGGTGGCCCACAAGATCGGCCGCATCCTCAACGGAGACCCGAACTACATCGATTCGTGGCACGACATCATCGGGTACACGCGACTGGTCGAGCAGCGCTTGGAAGCTGCGGCTGCGCTCGATGCCGTCAGCGATGATGCGATTCACAGAGCCGCTGCCAGCGCAACAGTGCGTCCATCTGTGGACAGTGAACGCGACGGCGTGTTTGACGACTACCAAGGCCCAGAAAAGGCGTGATGCGTGTCCTCGACCTCTTCTCCGGCATCGGCGGATTCAGCCTCGGCCTCGAGCGAGCCGGGATGCGAACCGTCGCGTTCTGCGAAATCGACCCGTTCTGCCGCGCCGTCCTCGCCAAGCACTGGCCTGCCGTCATCTGCTACGACGACATCCGCACCTTGGACGCAAACCGACTGTTTCAGGACAGCCACGGAGAGCTTCCCGATGTCATCTGCGGAGGGTTCCCCTGTCAGGACATCAGCTACGCCGGAGACGGTGCCGGCCTTGCTGGAGAACGCAGCGGCCTATGGTCGGAGTACGCCCGTCTCATTGGCGAAATACGACCCAGCTTCGTCATCGTGGAAAACGTCTCAGCACTGCTTAGTCGAGGGCTTGGAGACGTTCTCAGAGATCTGGCCGCGCTCCGGTACGATGCGGAATGGCACTGCATACCAGCTTCGTCCGTTGGTGCCCCTCACCGCCGCGATCGGTTCTGGCTTGTTGGCTACCCCCACGACAAAAGCGAATCAGCTTTCCCCGTCCATGATGAAGCACCCTGGTTGCCGCGCGCTATTGCCGACGCCGCGGCCGTGCTCTGGGCTTCGGAGTTCGGGGGCGAACCGGACGGAGATCCTTCGCGGGCTCAAGATGTGGCCGACGCCGGTGGCCAGAGATTACAAGGGGCAGGGGATGTCTCGGGCGAGGCGCGACACGCGCCCTCCGGACAATCTGTGCTCGGCAACGCTTTTGACGGACGGCAGTGGCGCGTTGAACCAGACGTGGGTCGAGTGGCTAATGGGGTTCCCGCTCGGGTGGACCGTCTGCGAAGCCTGGGAAACTCGGTCGTCCCGCAAATCACTGAGATCCTTGGTCGAGCAATTGTTAGAGCATCCGTGAACGTAAACGAGGGTCTGTGAATGGACGCTTATATGCGGCAGGCTTACTCGCTGGTTTCGTGGCACGAGACGCACCGGATTGGCAAACACGTCCACATGCGCCGAGGCACCGGAGAGACCGGCTGGTGGCACGACTGCTCGGATTCTGGCAAGGACTACGGCGGTAATCCGATGGACAACGACCGGGAGCGCAAGGGGGGCCTCGTCTGCCGTACCTGTGGCGAACGCTGGAGCCCTGAGCCACGCGGGTTCGTCTGCCTTGGCGGATGGGCCGGGCGCACGGAGCAAGAGGTCGTGATCGTCGGTGAGACGCCGCAGCGATATCGCATCCGGTCGATCGACGGAAAGACGGTGCGGCTTGCCGGCCGCTGCCGGTCAATCCAGGGAGACGCGACGGCGCTCGTGCCGAAGCGCGCTATCAGACTCGCTCAGGCCGTGGACGCTGCTCAGGGAGAGAAGCATGAGTGACCTAATCGACGGGCTGCGGGACTGGGACGATGACTACGAGCGCCGCGTGATTTATCTGTGGAACGAAGCCTACCGGCTCCAGAAGGTCACGGACGAACTGTGCAAACGTCTCGGATGTAAGCCTGTAGCGCCCGCACCTGAGAGTCCGCGTCCCGGCCTACGGTGACGGTGGGCCGACTGTCCCAGTCTTCGGCAGGCTGTCCCTGATCCGCTTCTCGTAGTCTGGTGCCTGCATCAGCGACGGATCCGGCGCGGGCGGCTGGTAGCACTTCACCGGGATGGGATGGCTGGGCAGCAGGGCACATCCGGTAGTGAGGAGCAACGACAGGAGCGGCAATCTCTTCAGCATGGGTTTTCGCCTCTTCCTTGACGACCTCGGAAGCCTTGCCTTCCGCAGCCGCAATCTTCACTTCCTGCTTGGTCCCTGCCTGCACGTCTGAACTCACGCAATTCTGCGCGCCCTGGTGACGTTCGTAGGCAATGCCGAGTCCCACGGCAAGGATCACCAGCACCGCCCACACCAGCCGCTCCTGGATCATTGTGGCTCCGCCATCTTGCGCCTGACGCGCAGGTAGATCACGCCCAGGAAGCCAGCCGCCAGCAGCAGATGGTGTACCTGTTCCTGATGGCTCTTCGGGATGTAGTAGGCAACGTACGCCCACGCATCCGGCAGGACATCAGGGAGACCGGCGAGCGCGGCCATGAACATGGCGAACCATGTCGTCCATTTGCTGCGCGCCTCGACGCAGAACCGGCAGACCCACGTCACATCACTCTCCCTTGTCGATCAGATCAGGCCAGCCGGGAACCTGGAAGTGCGCGGCCTCGCGGAACATCGAGTCCGGTGCGCCGAGCCACTGGAGTCCGCGAGCCTGACCGAGCGCGCCGATCTCCAGCCACAGCGGGTCCGTTCCAGACCAATCCGGCTTGCCGTTGACGATGGGCACGATGTCCATGCCAAGACCGTACTGATGCGCCGACTGACCGGGCTTCGCGTTGGTGACGATGGCTCCGGGAACCGTGCGGCCCTGCGCGTAGAGCGCGGCTTGTTCTGCCTCGCTTCGCAGGGTACAGGTCACCAGAATGTCGTAGCCAGCCGCCGCACAGTCATCCAGGAACGGGTCTGCGAGGCGTCGCATCTCAGGGCGAAGGTCGGTCAGCAGGCGGCTCAAGGGTGCTTGCCGCCCATGAAGTCGATCAGCCAATGGACAGCCGATCCGACGCCGACGCCCAGACCACCGATGACCCAGATCGCTCCGCGACCCTTGGCAATCGTTTCGTTGAGGGACGAAACTGAATCCTCCAGGGACTTCACGGTATCGATGAGGTGATCGACGCTGACCGACAGCCTGCCGTTGGCAACTCGGAGATCGGCCACATGAGTCTCCAAATCGTGGACTCTTTCTTCCATCACACCTTACTCGCCACCTTTGCGCGAGCAGATGCGATTTTGGCCGCAACGAACGCGAAAGCCTTCGGAACCGTTACGACAACCACTGCACCGATGACGGCACCGACGAGCAGGGCGGGAAGGTTTTCGAGGAAGAACTTCAGCATGGTCTCTCCTTACAGTTTGAATGGCTGCGGAACTGAGGCGCGGTAGTAAACCGCGAGTCCGCTCGCTCCCGGATCCGAATCGCACTGGATCGCAAAGCTGTTGGCGGCAAAGGCCCCGGCACTCACCATCCTCGGAGTGTTCGTCGGAGTCTTGGTTCCCGGAGTCAGGTAGACCATCGTCGCGTCCATCGTGTAGGACGATGAAATCAGGTTCGGCGTGATGGTCTGCGACGTTGCGCCGCTCGCAATCGTCGTCGCCCCGGTCTTGACGACATCGTATCCGCCCTGGATCAGAGGACAGGTGCATGGGTATTCGACCACGTTGCCGATGATCGTGTACGGGTAGACACCACCACCGGTCGGCAGTGTGTTCAGGCAGTAGCGGGTATTGTCGCTGTTCAGGAATCTGTTGTTGACGATCTGATGCGAGACGGCGGTAAGGTGGATCGCGCCCCAGCCGGTAGCGGAGCGGTCCCAGTTCTCGATCCGGTTGCCCTCGATGATGTTGTCGCGGTCGGACGAATAGATGCCTGCGCCATTGCATCCGATGATCTGGTTGTTCGCGCAAATGTTGCGCCCGCTGTAGACGCCGACTCCGCTGTTGAACGCGATACCATGTCCGCCGCAATTCTCCAGCCGGTTCCCGGTGATGACGAACTCGCGTTGCAGCGGCCAATACGCGGATGCTCCGTCGATTGCCAGACCGGTGGTATTGGTGAACGTGCCCTGCATCCATGCGGTCGTGATCGTTCCGGCAGACAATGCGCCAGCCCAGTTGCAGGTCGTGTTCGTAGTGACCGTGACGGAGCGCGTCTCGCCATCCGAGAAGGTGGTGTTATAGGTTCCGTTCGGAACGCCCACCGACAGCGTGCCGGTGGTGAGTCCGGCGACGTTGCCGGTGAAGGTGACCGTCGACATGGGGTCGCAGTTGCGAAGATTGTTGCCGGTCCAAGTTGCGCGGAAGCATTCCGTGCCGCGCAACGGAGACTGGTATCCCTGAGAGTCGTTGCCGGTGAACGTCGCGCCCATGCACCGCTGCATCTTGATGCCGCGCTGCGAGGGCGGGGTCGGAAAGACTGCGGCTCCCTGGAAGATTTCCCACGCTTTGGTGCCGTTGAGGATGTTGCCGTTCGCGACAGCGGCCTCGCAGTAGGTCATGTCGCAGCCGAAAAACGCCCCCATGATCGAGTTGTTCTCAAGGGTCGCGGAGCGAAAGCCCTGGATGTCGATGTTCGCTCCAGGAGAGCCGCCCACGGTATTGCCGATGTTCTCCTCGAAAACGCAACTGCGGACCTTGCAGTCGATGCCGTAGAAAATTCCCAGGAGGTCTGGCTGGTTCGCTCCGTTCACGTTGAAGTTGAAGAACCGCATGTTCTCCATCAGGACGCTGCGATAGATGCAGGCGCGAATGCACATTCCGAGCGAGCCTGGGGTCGTGTACAGGGAGCCATCCCAGTCCACGTTCCTGAACCAGCAACGCTGCCAGAGCGTAGTGCTGTTGTTGTAGAGGTTGCAGGAGATCGTTCCCCAGTAGATCCAGGCGACCCCGCCATCCGAGATGCCGACGTTCGGCGTGGTGCCTGTCGGGCCTCCCGCGCCAGCCGAGGTGCCAGGTATGGCGCAGAAGTAGATGTTGCCGCCGTTGGTGACGAAGTCACCGTAAACGTAGGCAGTCGTGGCCTGCCAGTTGAAGTTGCCGGTCGAGTTCGTATTGCTGATGTAGTCGAACGGCAGCGGCCGGTCGAGCGTGAGGATCAGCCCGGTGATCTGCTTGATCTGCGCCCAGAAGAACGGCAGGCCAATCGACCCCTGAATGCAGATCGTCTGCCCGACAGCGAGACTCGCAGTACTGGCTACCGTGACGAACAGGGTTCCCTTGAGCGCAAGCGTGACGTTGGTCGTCGCATCGGGAGCGCCGATGTTCCGGTAAAGCTGCCCTGCCACCGAGGGACGCATGACGCAGCCCTGGCCGTCGAAGATGATGTCCTTCGGCAACGCGATATTGCCGCTGTACTTGTAGGTGCATTGCGGGCCTCCGCCATACACCAGGACATTGGAGTTGAATGCGTTCTGGATCGCGGTCGTGGAGTCCGTGGCACCACTCGGATCGGCACCGTACCTTCTCAGGTCTCCATACGGGTAGCCGTAGTTCGTCGGCGTGACGCCAGCGGTGATCTCCGTGGCGCTCCGCATGAACGTCTGGTCGATTGCGTAGATGACCGATGTCGGAGCAAGCGAAGAGTCGGTGACGAGTCCCGTGAGGGATCCGACAGGAGCAATCAGGTTATCGACGCTCCAGATCGGGTTCGTCGGAGGGTCGCTGTCGGTCGATGGCGCGAGGACGATCTTGTACGCAGTCCCTGGCGGCATCCAGATGCCGATGCTCGCGCCTGCTGAATTCGCGGTCTCGCCGCGAGCGTTCAGGATGCAGGGATTCGGGACGGGAGTCGTGCCGGTGCTGTCGGTATAGACGCTCTGCTTGATCGTCGTGCCGGCCTGATAGAAGAACAGCTTGCCACCGACGAGCGCGGCTCCGGTGTTGCTGTCCTTGAAGGCCCAAACCGGCAGATAACCTGAGACGACTGTGGTCATTTTAGATCAACGGGTAGGTGAAGGACGCGCCGAAGCCAAAGCCCTTGACTCCGGTATTGGTGAACCCGGAACCGTTCGGCGGTGCCGTGCCGATTCCAAAGGTGATGTTCCCGGAGAGTCCGAATGATACCGACCCGAGTGCGGTATTGTTGTTGTCGATCACCCATACCGGAACGCGGGCACCGCCGCCGGTCGATGGCTGGAGGTTCGCCGGAAGATTGGTGATCGTCATCGATGTCGAATTGCTGGTCCCGGTGCCGTTGATGCTGAAGGCCATCGTCACCAGATTGCCGATCTTCGTCCACAGGATGCTTCCTGTCGGAGCCACCGAGAATCCGGTCCATGACGGATTGAAGCTGCCGCTGCTGAACGAGGACTGACCGGCAGTCAGCAGGATCCACTTCAACGATTGCTGAACCACCGTTGCGATGGTGCCGTTGGTGAGCGCACCGGCTTGAAGCGGAGAGCCATCGGGATAGACGACAGACAGCGCGCCGATGCCGTTGACGTTGAGTGTCGATGCCCCGGTGTTCGTTACGTTCGGCACCCAGTAGATCACGATGCCGTCGTTGTAGGAGCCGTACTGCGCGGAATAGGTCAGCGCATAGGTGTTCGCCGGGCCGGTCGAGACTCCGCCATACAGCGACGGGTAGACGTTGCCGGAAGAGACCAGCAACCACTGCCCACCCTTGTACATGATCACCGCAACCTGGTTCGCGAGGATGTTGTTCGACGCGAGCGCGGTGCCGTCCTGACGGACGATGTTGGTGATGCCGTAGTTGTTGACGTTGATCGTGCTGGGTCCGGTATTGTTGTGCGCCGGGATCCAGTAGATGACGATGCCGTCAGTCAGGGCATTGAAGTTCGATACGAAGTTGATGACATACGCATTGGCGATGCCGGTGTCGACTCCGCCATAGAGTGTGATCAACTGCGAACTGACGATGCTGTCGACCGTCCAGATCGGATTCGTCGGCGGGTCCGTGTCGGTCGCACTCGCAAGGACGTACTTGTACGAGACGTTCGGCGGGATCCAGAGATTGCACTCACCACGCGAGTTCAGGACCACCGGGTTGGTATTGACCGTGCCGACGCTGTCCTTGTAGCTCGAAAGCTTGGTGGTCGTTCCCGCCTGATAGGTGAACAACTGCATGCCGACGCCAGGGTTGCCATTCTGGTCCCAGGCGCGGAAGATTGGTGCAGGCGAGAGGACTTCAGTCGTCATGTGGCTGTTTCTGTCGGTTGTGCTGCTGCTGGCGGTTTACCATAAGGGATTCAGGACGGTCCTGTACTTCCTCGCTGGAGCGTTCGTCCTGTTCATGGCTGTCGCACTGGCATTCTTGCGTTGACGCCCGCGCCGGGCGCGACAGCGTCTTCCGCAAAGGCGCGCTTCGCAGCGGCAATCGATTCTGCGGACTTCGCAGCAGACCGCTCCGCCCAGACCTTCTCACCGATCTTCTTGGCGAGAACCACCGGGCCACCCATGTGCATTGCCGCCACGTCGCCTCCCATGCTCGCGAGATCTCTAGCCATGCTGCTGCCTGCGGGGAACTGCGCCCCGAAACGGTTGAGCGTTCCTGCGGTCCCTGCCCGATTGATTTCCGTGCCTGGAGGAGACCACGTCACGTCGCTGGAGAAGTCGCGAAGATTCGCCGTGTGTTCGGCACTCTCTGGACTCATCAGGACATCGGCCTTCGGCTCAAGCGCATTGCGGGCGTTGCGATACGAGGCGTGCCCGAATCCTGACGCACGCGGCGTGCCGAATTGATCGATGCCAGCGGCATCCCGCAGATTGTTCAGCGCAGCGGCCTCGATGGTTTTTGAGAACTCAGGATCCTTGACCACACCCTTGATGCGAGAGACGTAGGCTCGCGAGGCATTCTTGCCGTCACCCAGGAAGTACTGATCCATGAACCTGTCGGCAAGCGGAGAAGGAGCGCCGATCTCATGGAGTCCATGCTCGTCTTTCGGGACGTTGTCCTCGACCGCCGCCTTGTAGGCCGGGTTCTGCCTAATGCGGTCGAACCGCTCCTTGGCTGACGCCTTCGCATCGTTGAGCATTCCGCGAAGTCCTTGCGCGCCCTCACTCAGCGGCATGTTCTCAAACTGCTCGCGGATGATTCCGGCGGCAGTTCCCTCCGAGCTTCCCTTGCGCTGCACTTCCGAGAGAGCCTTGGTCGCGGACTCCCAGTCCTCGAAAGTCATCGGATCGCCAGAGCGCAACTTCTCCATGATTGGCCCGAGGACCGGATGGTCGTCGACCAGCTTGGAGAGATAGCCTTTCTTCAAGGCCGCATCGGCGGTCGTCGCGGCGGCTCCCTTGTCGATAGGCATTGCCCCGCCGTTCTGGTCGGCGAGCGCCTTGTACTTCGCCCGCGTGGCCGTGACCAGGGCATTGTCTTCGGCCTTGATCGAGTCGATTGCCGCCTGCCCATGATCGAGGTTGTTGCGCTGCACAATGTCGGGAGTGGCGCGGCGGCGGATCTCCCCGAGACTCAGGGCGGCTTTCTCGCTCTGCTCATCGAAGCGGTCGGTCAGCAGGCCCCCGGTGTCTGGATCCTGGCGGAGGTTGCGCTCGTCGCTGATCTGCTGGGAGTCCCGCGCCGCCTGCCCCTTCGTGAGCCTCGGAGGGGTCTCCCCTTCGGGCATCGGCAGGGATTCGGCCCTTGCCTGACGGTCGAGGGCTTCCTGATGGAGCGTCCCGGACTGGTGCGCTTCTTGGGCTGCGGCGCGGAGTTCAGGAGTGACCCGAGACAGGTCGGTAGCGGCAGCGGCTGACCCGGCTGACCGATTTCCCGTCACCCCCGCCATCCCAGCCTCGGCTGCGTCCTCGCCCGCCACAGGCGCTCTGGCGAGCAGGAATGGAGCCTGCTGGATGGCGAAGTTCGTCGCCATGCCGAGTTCCGGGATTCCGGTCTTCTCGGTGACCCATGTTCCTGGGTAGTCGATGACCTTCCCGGTCGCCTTGCCGAGTTCCGTGACCTGTTTCCCCTCCGGGGAGCGCGGCTCGTAGGTCAGGAGATTCCTGACTTCCGGGTAATCGCCCCCTTGGGGAGTATGACTGAGGATCCCGGCCACCTTCGATGATCCCCAGTGCAGGAGCGCCTCTGCGCCGCCCGCCAGCCCGCGAGCCTCGTCCCCCTCGGTGGCATACGGATCTGGTTCAGGGGGGGCTGGAGGAGTCGGTTCCGGTGCCTCTGCGGCAAGAACGGCAGGGCTGTAGGGGCGCGCAGGCGCGGCAGGGGCATCGGAGGCGGCTGACGGGTCGTCAGCGGCAAGGACTGCTGGACTGTATGCGCGCTCGCCCATTACTTCAGGACTTCCGGCATGTGCTGCTTGATCCCCTGAACCTCATCGACAAAGTTCTGGCGCGACTCCCGATCTCCGAAATTACGCTTCAGGAACGCACCGCGCTCCTTGTCGGTCTTCAGAGCGTTGTACTCATGGTGAAGCGGATTGGTCGCGTTCTGAATGACGAGGTCGGATCCGGCAAATCCCGGCAGGTTCGGATCCTTCTGGCCGGAAAGGTTACGGCCGCGAGCAAGATCCTGCCGCAGTGCGCCGCGAATGTAGTCCATTGCGGCATGAGTGGTGTTCGCAGGAGTGGTGTCGGTCGGATAGCCTTTTGAGATCGCCGCTGCGCGGGCGTCGGATCCTGATCTCGAAACAACGGTTCCCTCGACCAGCCCGAGATCCTTGACGAGTTGGGCGCGGGCTTCGTTGACACCTGACGCGCCAACATAGTTGAAGAACTGGCTGGTGCCCTTTGCGATATTGCCGTTGTCGATCTCGTCGCGCAGCCGGTCGATCTCGGTGGTGAGCGGCAGGAGCCTGGAGGCATTCTGCTGTGCGGACGTGACTTCCTTGGCAGCATCGAAATCGCGGTTGCCGCTGCTGACTGCCCGGCCACTCAGACCGGCCACCGTCGATCCCGGAGGCGCAACGACACCACCCTGATAATTGACTCCGCTGACACCGGATACGTCCCCGGTGAGCCTCGACCGGGCGATTGGTTGCTGGTTCGAATTCACTTCCAGTTCTGGAGACAGCAAGCCTCCGGTGCCAGAGAGTTCCGCAGGACTCAGGTTGCCGCGCACCATCCCAGTCACGAACGTCTGCGCGCCCTCCAGGCCATGCTTCGATGCAGATGCGGTGACACCATCCGTGACGTTCTGGGCAATGCGCCGGGCCGCAGCTTCACTGGGAGTTCCCTCGAATTCCTTTGCCGTGGACTGCGCTGCCGCAATGATGTCGGCAGGATTCTTGGCATTGATCGCAGCCCCCTGAAGCCTTGTTCCAAAGGCTGAACGCTCCGCGCTGCCGAGTGAAAGCATGTCGTTCGCAAGCTGCGTGTGCCCGCGCATTGCCATAATCAGGTCTCCATATTTCTGGAGTCCGGTCTTCGGGGCAGCAGCGAGAATGATATTCCTGGCGTTCGGAGTCTCGTTCCCCTGCGCGTCAACGATTCCAGCCTTGACCGGATCGCGCATGATGGGGATGAGATTCTGCATCTCCGTGGCATCCTGCTGTTGCTGCTGCGCCGCCGCTGCCTGCTGCTGCTGGATGTACTGCCCGGTCTGAAGGTTCTGCTGGGCCTGCTTGAGTCCCAGGATCTTCGAATACATGTCGAGACCGGCATTGGGGTTGACGTTTACCCCTGCCGCTACTGCCAGATCGCCCATCAGGAGATCCTCGCGTAATCGACCATCTGGTACCCATCATCACCGACGATGACGGCATCCGGGAATAGATTCTTCGCCTCGTCGGCCATGACTCCGACGTGCCACATCGAAAGATCCCTGATGTAGCGGAAGACGTAGAGCGGAAGGCCGGAAGCGAGCGCGCCGAAGCGTGCGATGTCGGTCTTCAGCCTGCGGTCGGACTGAGACCAGTCCGAAGTCATGCTTGGTGAAGGCAGTCCAATCGGAGTCGAGATCATGCTCCCTGCATTGGAACTCGACAACGAAGCTGGATTGTTTGCGGCAGTGCTTCCCAATAGCCACGGCAACGAACTCGCGGCCCCGCCAAGTGAGTTCGTAACACCAACAATGCCGCCTGCCTGCGCGGTGCCTGCGTTCGCAATCTGCGTGCCGATGCTGCCACCATAAGACGATCCGCCGGTCGCGGAATTCGACGCTGCGGCCTGACCCGTCCCTGCGACTCCAGCGAGACGCGAGTAGATGTTGTTCTGCTGCGTGTTCCACTGGTTGAAGGCATTGTTGAACGAGGTGTTCGCGAGACCCTGGTTGAAGGAGATCAGATCCTTCTGGGCGGCACCCGAGAGAGACCCGGCCCCTGCGGAATCTCCGTTCATCGTCCCTTGGATGCCCTGCTGCAACTGGAACTGGTAGGCAGGGGAGAACTGCTTGAACGTGTCGATGGTGAACGGCGAGAGCAGCGAACCGAAACCCGAGTTCGGTCCTGAAGATGGCGAGGTCGTAGTGCCGCCGGGGATCACACCATTAATCGGCCCACCACCCAGGGTTCCGTATCCATTCCCTCCCCAGTTGTACGATGGCGCGGTGGTCGTGACCCCACCGGCACCCCCCTGTGAGCCGGGCAACCCAAGAAGGTAATCGAGGTAATTCTGCGCCGACGTTCCGCTGGATACGAATGGAGCTTCGCGTGCAACCGTGGAGTTGTACATGCCAAGCTGCATGTTCGCGGCATTGGTTGCCGCGCTCGCCTGCGTGTCCGCAGCCTGATTGGAGCCAACGGCACCGACCACGGCACCAACGACTACTGCGCCCGCTACCCAGAAAGTCATTCTTGATGCTCCAAGGCTCGCAGCGTATTCCCTGCGAGATACATTGAGTTGGGATCGTCCTCGACAAGTTCCTTCTCGATCTCCTCGATGTCGGTCTTGTCGGTACGATGAATGGTGATGCAAACGGTGTCTTGCAGCGCATAGACCGCACGCTTCGTCCCAGGCTCGCTCACAACGATGGCCGGTGCCTTCATGCGTTTAGGACCATCGGGACCACCGGCAATCTCGATCTCGCCCTGGATGACGAGGTAGAAATGCTGCTTTTTGTGGACTTTCCCGATCACCAGTGTCCCGGCCTTTCGAAACACCCAGCGCAGATACATGCCGTCAGCGAAGTAGTGCGTCGTCTCTGGCTGGTATTGCTCCATCTTTGAGACGACAGCCTGTAGCCGCAGGATCGCAGCCACAGGGTCTTCCTGCTGAAAGATGAGTTCGTTCACTCGACCAGCAGCGTGATGACAGCGTCGCCAGCGGTGGTGGAGGTATTGTCGGCGTCGGTCGCGACCTTGGTCACCGCAACCCACAACTGACCGTTGCCGGTGACACCATCCGGCCACGACTGCTCGTTGTGACCGACGCCAGTGCTTGGCACGCCGACCTCGATGGTCATGTTCGGGACTGTGGTTCCGACGACAGGCGTCGGGGCTGCGGCGGTCGGGACGAACCAGTAAAGCTTGATGAAGACCGGATACGCCGCAATCACGACTGCGGAATATCCCTTGAGGTTCCCGCCCTGCCCGGCGCGAACAGGCTGAAGATTGTTGCTTGAGGCGAGCGTGAACTTATACGGTACGGAAGCCATAATGCCTCACTGTGGAACGAAGGTCAGTGACGGTGCCACTGAGTAGTTGATGATCAGAGAATCACCGGCACTCAGGGCGAACATGCCCTGCGTCTGCCCGGTCGTGTAGTTGTTGGTGCCATTGCGACTGAACTGTATCAGGGACACGGTCCCACCCTGGACGATCAGCGAACCCTTGATGGGAGCGACGAACGTGAACGGAGACACTGTCGGAGTGACCGCATACTCGCTTGCGGTCGGCCTGCCGGTATGAAGGTCCGACAGGAACCGATACCACACCTTCGAAGTCGTTCCCTTCTCGTTGAGCGGCTGGCTGACAGAAGGAAGGTTGGTGAGTTGGACGGTCATGCCACTTCCGGCTCCTGCTCGTTACCCTGGCCCCAGAGTGTCGCGCCGATGATGTCACGCTGCGTCGGATCGGTGTAGGTGACCTCGTAGACCCGGTCACGCGCACGCCCGAGCCTGCGCCAGATGGCGCGGTTCTTGGTCATGCCGGTCGCGCCGATGGTCGTCCAGTGTTCGTTCGACCACGTCTGCCCGCCGTCATTCGACCAGCGCAGCATCACCTGTGGGTTCGATCCCTGCCCGGTCGCGAGTCCGACGCCCGGCGTGAACTCGACCTGAAGGGCCGACATGAACACGCGCTCGCGGTTCTCCTTCGACCAGACATGCGGAGTCCGCCGCTGGCAGCGCAGCACATTGCCCGCATCCGTGTAGTAGCTGCGGGACATCTGGTGGATCTGCCCGGTCTGGCAATCGCCCACCACCCGCATGTCCGCGAACTGCGCGTAGCAGTTGGAGCGGTGACGGTGATAGACACCGAGATTCGAATCCCAGCTTCCACGCTGATGCCACCCGAGCTTGCCCTCGCTCTGCCGGTACAGCGTCACGTCCAGGCACCACGTCACGTCCGCCGTGGGGAACGTGAGCATGTAGAAGACATGGTTGTCCTCTTCGTAGCAGTAGCCGATGGCATCGTTGCGAACCGCATACGAGGTGATTGCATGGTTGATCGCGGAGGTCGAGACCGTCTCCCAGGAATACTCGTTCGTCATGGCGACGAAGTTCTGGCCCTGCTCGTTCTGCGCGAGCCAGATGAGTGCGGTGCCTGCTCTCGAGATCGAGTGGACCGCGCCGCAGCCTACTTGCGGGCCGATACCAGGGAGACGCGAGAAGGCGAAGTTCGCGCCTCCCTGGTTGAACCACACTTCTGTGGTTCGCTCGCCGAATAGCCAGAGTTCCCGTGCATTCTCGTAAAGAGTGATGAGGTTGTCGGAACTGCTATCTTTGAGCGAATAGAACGATCCGGGAAACGCCAGCGTGTAGGCAATCGGCCCGGTCGTGAAGAACGTGCGTGTCTTGGTGTAGTTGAACACCAGCCAGCCTTCGATGAACGCAATCCGGTCGGCAGGCAGGAATCCCGGATCCACGATCTGACCGAATACCGGAGTGGTCACCGTGAACGTGTCGGAAGGAGTGACACCAACCGACGTGTACGACATCGTGATCGTATTGGCGTTGAAGTTCGTCTGCGTCAGCGTCGTACCGGCTGGCAGCACACCGAGCGAGTCCGTGATCACGCTTCCGGCAACGAGGTATGGGTTCACCGTCCCAACCGGAGTGATCACGTTCGATCCGACAGCAAGCGAGCCGACGAACTGCGTGGACGTTGGAAGCCCGGTCAGTGCGTAGTAGTAGCCGTACTTGCCGTCAACGATGACCGCATAGCCGCCAGCGAACCCCAAGGTCGTCTGCTGCGTGACTCCGTTGTCGCGAATGCAGACTGGCCCCGAATTGGTCAGCAGCGTTCCGACAGCGACGGTCGAGAACTGCGCCGCCTGGAACTGTGTCGCCGGGACCGTGACGGTCGAGACGTAGAGCGTGTTCCCGGTGACGAACAGGCACTGCTGGCCTCCGGGAAGTACCCACGCGCCGCGCACCTGTCCGGTCTGTGTCGAGATGACCGGGTTGAGTCCTGGGCACCCGAGCAGCGCCACAGGCATCTTCGCATGCTCACTGGGATCGAACTCGACGTACCAGTTGATGAGCCGCTGCGCGTCCTGCAACAGCATCGGGGCCTCGTATGCGCCTCCGACGAAGCCAAAATCTGCGCCTTCGAAGCTCAATTCGCGAACCCGCCGTGCATGATCCAACCCGCGTCAGTGCGCTTGCCGCGCACGATGTCAGCGTCGAAGAACGCAGTGACGGTCGGGATCGAGTTGAGTGCGCGCACGGAATCCTTCGACTCCTTCGCCTGCCTGACGAGCAGCGCGCCTGCGGTCTTGCCATACTCCGGGGCAAGCTCCAGAGCGAGGTTCTTCTTGAGGGCACGCGCATAGCCCTGCGGGAGAAGGATCGTCTGGTTGATGGTCTGGAAGTCCGCGAGGACCGTGTCGCTCCAGAGGTGCAGTACGCCAGCCTGCGAGGGATTGGGGTAGAAGTAGATCGTGCCCCACGGATAGGTCGGGTCGTAGTAGAGCATCGTCGGCCACGGCCCCGAGACACCCTTGAGACCGATCACCGTGTACTTGTCCTTGGTGATGATGTCGATGGGATAGTCGAGTCCGGTGTTCCCGGATGAGGTGATGCGCGTGAACGCATTGGTGATCCGCACCGGCCGCTGGATCGGAGCGAGACTCTGCGCGTCCTGGTAGAAGTTTCCGGGGATCAGGTAGGTGAACGTGTCGGAACCGATGCTGTTCGCAGTCGCGTTCTGAGTCATCGTCACCGTGTTCAGTCCCGAGTTGTAACTCAGGACGCTCGTCCCTGCCGGGAACGAGTAGCTGCTCGTCGGAAACAGTCCCTGCGCGTCGGTGATCGGAGCGCCGACCGCGAGTCCACTCGGAACAGTCACTCCGGTGATCGTCGGAGAACCGGAGGTAGCCACTCCCGTGAAGGTTCCACCCGGAGCGTTGCCAATCGTGTACTGGTACTGCCCCGCCGTGAAGTTCAGGAAGTTCTCGGTCTGCGCGAAGACCAGACACTTGTCGATAGACCACGACTCCAGCATGTCGTTGAGGACCTGGAGCGCGTCGTTGGCATCCTGGGCACTCGGAGTTTCACCGGCTTCCAGTGCATTGATGTTGCGAAGCGCGCCCACGATGATGTCGAGCGCGCTCTGGGTCGTTGCTGCCACCGACGCTCCTTGAATAGATGCCCCTCTTGCGAGGGGCGAAAGTTACTGAAGGACCGAAGGAATCGCCGCACCGGCAGGCAAAGCCTGCGCGTTCTCGCAGCGACAGATCGACCACATCACCGTGACAGAGCCGGTGCTGATACCGGTGCCGTCCGTACCCCACAGGATGGTGATGGTGTTATTCGCCGAGACGTAGGCATTGTCGAGCGTGAGGTGGGCGGGCGGATTGATCATCGAGAAGGTGACGAGGTCGTAAGGCTGAACACCCGGAAGCGTGAAGGTGTTCGTACCAGAAGCAGATGCGGCGAGCGTTGGGTAGGTGACTGCTGCTGAGAGCAGCACCATATCCATTACTTCGTTGCCCTGCTGAACGCGAGTTGCACCCGGCATTGGGTTCTCCTGAAGAAAGGGGGCCGCGAGCGCCCCCGAATGCTGATGTCAGCGAGGGGATCAGTTGGTGGTGACGGAAGTCGGCAGCGACGAGAACGTGCCCGGCGTGACCGACGTGGACTGGTTGAAGCGGGCCACGGTGATCAGGTAGATGCCGGAAGCCGGAGTCACGCCAGCCGCAGTCGGGTTGACGAACGTGACGTAGAACTTGTCGGCCACTGCCGTATCCACGCGGAAGCCAGCGATACCGACGCCAGCGACGAGCGAGGGGGCACTGATCCCCAGGATCACGTCGCCCGGCAGGATGCCGGTTGCCGCCGTGGCCTGAGACACACCGTTCGCGCCGAAGGACTGTTCCGCCGTCGTGATGGTGGCGACGATCAGCGGAGTCATCGACACCGCAATCGTCTGGATGGTCTGGTCGGTCGAGCGCGGCGGCTGAGTGTTCAGGCTCGTCGCAACTGCGGGACCCGGATTGACTGAAGGCATTGAAGGATCTCCCGAGAAAGAAGTGAAGGGATCCGCTGCGGATACCGATCATTGCTGATCGTGTACCCGCAACGGAAAACCCTATGATTTAGCCTGCGACGCGAACGCCCAGCTCCGGGTACAGCTTCGCCCAGCCGTACAGCACATCGAATCGGCACGGAAGAGCGTCGTTGTTGATCGTGTACTGTCGGACGACACGGAAGTTGATTCCGGCCTCCTCGTCCACGGCCCGAGCCGCCATGTCCACGCCACCCGGCAGATCGAGATCCGCGAAGGCGAGCGCGAGACAGTCGCGGTGCATGGCGATGCTCTGCGGCGAAACCGCATTGGCATACGCGCCGGTCGTCACGCCCCAGACCTGGATCGTCGCGGTCGCGCCGGGCTGCGCCGAGATGTTCTGGAACTGACCACCGTAGATGCCGCAGTTCGCGACGTAGAAGTCGAGCGCACCGCCAGCGGTGGACGAGTACACACCCGTCGTGCTGTTGTACGTTCCGTTCGCCAGCGTCGCGGTCGGCGGGACCACCACGAACTGCCGCTGACGGTTGGAACCGTACACACCACGGTTCTGCGGGTTCACCGAGTACACGCCGGTCACGGTGACGATGTCGCCAACCGTGAGTCGCGGGTTCGCGGACGCAGTCCAGGTATTGGACTGGATGAGACCGCTCTGCGCCCAACCTGACGCGAGCCACGCGCTCGACGTATTGTTGATCAGCGCAGCCGAGATCGCGGTGCCGGTACCGTTGCCGTTGCCGACAGCGTAGGACACCACATTCTGGTCGAGGTACCAGTCGAATCCGAGCGTGTTCTTGCCGATGAGACCCTTGGTGTACTGCTCACCGATCTGCACCTGGGGATTGAACAGCCCCTTCAGTGCGTCCTGCATGTAGGCCATGCTGAACGGATCGAGGATCAGGACGCGGGTACCGTCACGCGGAGCGGCCTCGCCGTCGAGGACTGCACTCGCGAGGTTCGCGACCAGTGCCGACGCGGGAGGCACACCGGGCGTGCCGACAGCATTCGGGATGTTCTGGTACGCATAGACCGCACCGTCGCGGTCGATCTTGTTCGCGACCGCCGCGACCGCCGGATTGATGATGCGCTCCTTGAAGAGATCGACCGAAGTCGCCAAGTCGGCAGTCGTGAACTGCACGTCGACGTGGAACTGGGTCGTCAACGTGACGGGAATGTACGTCTCGTTGGTGTCTTCGATGTTGAGTGCCGGGCCGGTCGTGCCGATGAAGCGCGGCGGCTTGCGGACGTTACAGGTGTAACCGATCTTCGCGCCCGAGAGGGCGAACTGATCAGCATATTGGCGCGTATGTATTTGATTGAGATCGCTATTCCCAATCCGCCTTTCGGCGCTCTGACTCTCGCCAGAGACTAGACTATATCTTTCAGATGTGAGCCCAGTACTTCCGGGATCTGACCATGTGGACCGTTGCTTGAGAAACACCGAATTGCTTCGCGATGTCTCTCTGTTTACCTGTCGAAGCGCGAATGCCTTTCACCGTCTCATCGGTGAGTTTGGCATTCCCATGCTTAGTACCCTTGGCTTGCCGATTCTTTGAAACCTTATCGGCAATATTTTCGGCTTGGGTTCCAATTCTGAGATGTTCGATATTGACGCATGCTGGGTTGTCGCAAGCATGCATCAGAATCAAACCGTCAGGAACTTCGCCTAATCCAGCCAAGAGCCAAGCAGCACGATGAGCAAAGACATTTTTACGCTTTGAACTCAGCGCAAAAATTCCATAGCCACATTCGTTCTTGCAGGCCGTCCATTCAATGCAGCCATTGTCTAGCTGCTTAGTCTTATCCCAAAATCTCTTCACACCCTACCCCGCGTTTCCGCATCGCTTGATGCGTACGAGCTTGCGCTCTAGTCGTTGAACCTTACTTGATTATAAATCAAGTCTTGGCTGCTGATTGCCCAATCCTCAGGATTTTTACGACTTTCGTCGTACCTTCGGCTCTAAGGGGTTTCCAGCAATTAACGGGGTTTAACGTCAACTCGACCTTAAGTTAATTGACGTGATCGGCGAACACCAGATCGTTTTCGAGA